TGTGTTAGCTGTCCTCTGTATCTTCTATACATTTCATATAGAATTATCAGCGTTACAGCTCCATCTATTCTCCTTGTAGCCTGGTTATTTATCTTTATACATAACACTCTCCCGAAGTTATCAATCTTCATAGAAGCATTACCTAAACACCATCTGTCTAACTCATTTTCGTTATAATTAACGTGCCTTGCTTTAAGTTCCTGCTCACATAGTCGCATAGCGTTATTTAATGTTTCTGCATTTTGCAACACCATTTCACACTCTATACCGTATTCTTCCATACGGTCTTTAAACTCTCTAGCAAAACGCTGATCATAACCACAAACTACTGTTCTAATGTCATAATCTTTATAGAGCTGATAAAACCAGTCTGCTACTTTTGTTAAATCGTTATCTAAACCTGGTAAAACTGTGAGTATACCCTGTTTAGCCCATTCTTCATATTTTGCTCCAGATTGCTTATCGTCACTATTCTCTAGTTTTCCCTCTGGTATGAAGTACATTGTATGTACAAACTTTGTATTACTATCTTGATCTAAAGCCATGATCTTAGCACACGTTAAATCTGTTGTTTCACTCAAATCTACAGCACCAATAACATATTTTCCCCTTAGATCCTCTATATTAAATTTAGCTTCATAGATATAATCTTTTTCTTCCAGCCAGCTTTGAGAATTACTTTGTTTAAAGTTAAAATCTTTACTTAAAACAAACATTCTATCAGCTTTTGAAGATCTAGCTTCATCTACCTGCTCTCTTAAATAATCCCATTTTTTAACTATCCCTAATGATGGATTAGACTTCTGCCAGCTTGCTTCATTTTCCCATACTTCCCGTTCACTGTCCTGTGTATAAAGCCAAGGTAAAGTACGTTCCGCTTTTATACCATCATCTTCACCATTGATAATAGCTCTGCATTTTTTTAACTCTTCATCTAAATACCCATCATTTACAAAGCCTTCGGTAGTAATATTTATAAACTTTGGATTATCTTTTAATGACTGAGATTGTTCTATAGATTTTGCTATTACATTTGTTTTCATTTCATGGGTTTCATCCACAATAGCAAAACCTATATTTCTTCCTTCTTTGTTACGTGTTTTATCACTAAGTTTAAATATCTTAGTGTTTGTTGCCTTGTTAATGATCCATCTTTGATTACGTTTTGTATCTAAATCATTAGGATCTATCAGCATACGCATTAAGTCGATAGCATCATATACAATAGAAGCCTGGTTATCATCATTTGATGAACAAACAATATCATTTCCTTCTTCTCCTATGATCAGCTCTGTTAATGCAAGTGCTGAACACGTTTCACTCTTTGTATTTTTACGTGCAATCAGTAAGACTATCTTTTTAAATCTGTCAAACCCTGTATCAGCCATCTTAAAGCTGTAAACAACTTCTATAAAAGCCTTCTGCCATAACATCAAAACCATAGGCTTATTATAAAAAGGTGCTTTAGTTAACTTAACGCAGTTTTCCATGAAGTCCATACGCTCATATGCGCCAGATGTATCATAGAAATAGTTAGGATTTTCAAGATCTTCTATCAATCTATCTAATTCTTTAATTAATTCTCTTCCTGCTATTATTTCGCCAGATCTAATAGCTTCTCTGTACTGAATTAAATACCAGTCTTTATTAATCATTAGTTTTCTGCAAACGCTGTTCCATGTATTGCCTTAATGGACTTTCTACCGTTTCGCTTTCAATCCCTAACGCTCCATTAACAACCTTCAAAGCATTTAGATAAGATTGTGATAGATCTTTGTACTGTTTATAGGCTGGTGTTACTTTTTGTTTAGTTTCATCACCTGGTTTAACTATAATAAAAGGCAAAGTTTTTAAATAATTTAGCTTTCCTTCTAAAAATACTAATTGATCTATCAAAGGATCTATAAGTTTTAATGTTTCCACGTCAAGAGCTTTACAAATGTCTAGTACTTCTTCTTTTCTATTCATTCTTTGTTCTCCTTTCGTGTGTTTTTTCAAACTTTCATTTTTTCAATCGAAAAATCTCAATTTTTCACTTTCTGCAAGAGAAATGACTCGGTTGCAGTACTCTTCATACTCAATTTTAAAAATTGGAATGGGGGTATTAATTACTAAAACTATCAAACCAATCTTTAACATATTCCTTATATTTTTCTGGTCTGTCTTGAACATTCATCAAACATTCATCAATGCTTTTATTAATAAATATTTCTTCTGCCCCTATCGTATTAACAATACGCTCTCTTTCTGCTTCCATTGGATAACCTCCTACTATGTAAGCATTATTAAAGCGTCCGTTTCTTGTCTTGATCATATCCAAGATTAGATCTCTAATCATAAAAACATTTTTAGATAATCTCCTGCTGTTCTCGTACCTGCTGTTAATAGATATACACTGATAGATGTTATCTAGATCTAATACAAGATCATGTACACCAGCAACACTCTTTATATAGTCACATTTACCAGAACCAGGCGCACCATATACAAGATATATATGTCTTGTTCCTTCACTACCAAAACGCTCATGTATACGATTATGAGTAGCGTGTGATACTATCTGTATCAAATCTTCATTTAATGAAATATCATAGTCATTGACATTACTCTCCGTTAATACGATTGTATGGTGCAAAATAATATCATACTTATTTACTATCGGTTTTCCTGTTATTTCATCATAAACAAACCCATCATCTGGGCTAGTTCTTTTTAAAATTAAACATTCTCTAAAGCTCTGCCACTTCTTAGACCTGTAAAAACTGCTTAATGTAAACATTGTTATTCCCTTTACCTTGTTAATTCTTCTTGTCCTAATTCAATTAAAACTTGTTTAACTTCATCTTTTAATTTAGCTGGTACTTCTTTAAATGTTAGTTTTCCATCTAAAATGCGATATACTAAAAAGTTAGCCATTTTAATTACCTCCCAACGTCATTAAAATTAAATCTTGAACCGCTTGTGCGGTTACTTCTTGTTCTCGTTTTAATATTTCTAATTCACTAGGTTTGTTTAATTCCTCAAGTTCTTCATATGTATAAGGAATATAAACATAAATATCTTCGTACTCGTCAAACGCTTCTTGAGGCGCTTGATAAGGAACGTCAATAACTTTTGATACATCTTTACCACCATTCGGATATTCCGCAATAGTTTCGTAGTGCCATTGTTCCTTAATTTCTTCTACAGCTTCGTGATGTCTAATAAATAATTTATCTAGTTCCAAATGTCCTTTATTTAAATCATATTCTTTTAATTCCTGTGTTTTATCTTCATTAAAAACTCTCATGTTTACACTCCTTTAAGAAACACGTTTCCATATATAAACTAACATTGTTGGTTGAATGTTTTGTGCATCACCATTACCAGTGCTATCGCTTTCCGTCCCATAAGCATTAGATGGCGAATATGTCATTACCTTCTGTTCTACATATGCGTCAGATACTTGCCATTCTGATCCACCTTTATGTCTTAATAAATGAGTATGATTTTGCAACCACTTACTACCGATTGTCTTACCTGCACTTTGGTTAAAACTAGTTTTTGTGTTTGTGTCCTTATCTTCTTCATTTATACCACCTAACGCATATCCTTTTATACGTTCCCATGTACCACCAAATAAAGACGCGGGCGAAGTTGGGCTAACGCTCATATAGATAGCGCCAACGGGGTAAATTTTTGCTAATACTTGTTCCATTGTTGGTACTTCAACCTTGCAAAAATTTTCATCAAAGCCATGTACTTTACCATGTGTTGACATAAAATAAACCTCCTAAAAAATTTGCTCTTCTTTGATTTTCTTATTTAATTCAAATTCTTTCTTTTTAATTTCTAATTCTGCTGGATTGTTGCTATATCTATTTTTCGCCCAATTCTTTAGTAAAAACTGCGCACAAGCTACAGAAGGCTGTATATAAACTTCTTCTTCATAAAATTCTATACGCTCTGTTTCTTTTAATCTTTTACCATTTTCATATACAACTTCTTTTAGCTTCATGGCTTTTTTTATTGTTTTAGTAAAGCCTAAAGCACTCCTAAACATAGCTTGTTCAAGATCTTCAACAGCTTTTCCCCTGGACTCTTTAACAAGTGACGAAAAAGACGCTATTTTTCTTTTGTGCGTTTTCCAGGTAGTGTAGGAGATACCTAAATATTTAGCTACCTCCTTCTCACTTGTTCCTTTTGCTAAAAGTTCTTTAATTTCTTCTAATCTAGGCAATATGACTTCAACATATTTATTCTTTCTGCCACGTGACATAGTACATCACTACGCTTTAATTAATTTTCCTTGTCTTAACAAAGAACATAACTGTTCATTTTGTGAAGCAGTACCAGAATAATTAGCAATTCCATTTACTCTAGCAATTAATTTTCTATGACTAATGCTACTGTCAACACCGATAGCTTTTAAACCGTCTACAATAGACTTACTGTTAGTTGCAGGGTAATAGTTAACTTGATTAGTTGTTCCTGCACCTAAAACCTCTCTAATATCACCATCATTAACCCAGCATAAACCATCATCTAATAGATAAGGGTTTTTAGTTCCGTTTTTAATTTTGGTAATAATTCCATAATTACGAGCCATGTTAGTCGCTAAAATAGCTTCGCTGTTTGGAGCGGTTGAAGATTTATAACAAGTACTAAAGCGTACCTTTTGACCAACTGCATATTTATTTTGTCCTGGATTAGGTGTAGGCTGTGGACTAGGAGCAACACTATTTGTATCTACGATAGCGTTATAAATAGCTTCTGCCAGCTTTTGTGCGCCTAACTGTTTATATTTGTTAGCGTCCTCTGTATCTACAAAACAGCACTCAATCAACATTGATTTAGCTTTTGTTTTATGCACTACATATAACCCCGAACCATCTTTAACACCACGATTTTTAAAGTCCAGCGCTGAAATATTAGCGCATACTTCTAAAGCGTCTGTAAATTGTCTACCTTTGTATGTATAAACTTCTACTCCTTGACCGCCACCAGCATTAAAGTGAATAGAAATAAAATAATCTAATGTTTTATTGTTTGCTAAATTAACCGCTTCTTTTAAATAAGCATTTCGTGAGTTAGCTCTATCAATAGTACAGTTAATAACTTCATGACCATTAGCTCTTAATAAACTAATTAAAGCATTTCCTACTTCTCTCGTTTCCACGCTCTCATTAATAATTCCTACTGCCCCAGATCCTGGACCAGCAACAGTATGACCACAATTAATACCAAACTTCATTTTAATTTCCTCCTTTATTTTTTAATAAGTTACAATCATCTATCTTGTTTAATCTAAGCTCATGCAGATTGACAACTTTGTTTAAATTGTCTATCTCTTCACCGTGCTTATTAATTCTTCGATCTCTAATTTGATCGCTTTCTTTCATGTTTTCGATTGCTACAGTTAGCTTTACAATATTAATATTTAATTCATCAATAGGCTTTTTTTCTCTTTCAGCATTGTTTTTAACAGTTACATAAACACCGACAATAGCAATCAAGCAAGCTAGAACCATTCCTAAAACTGTGTAATAATCAATCATTTTTAATACTCCTATGTTTTTTCATTCGTTCTAATAAGTTGATCT